ATACTCCCGGTGAAGTGATTGAAGTCGGTGAGGAAGCCCGTGTGCTGGATATGGAAAGCCGCAGACTTGCTGAACGGATTGAGGCAAAAAAAAATACCGAAGTGAAAGCCCCTGAAGAAAAGAAGGAGGTGAAAATCCCCCTCTTTGAAAAGGAGTTTGAGAAGAAGGCTTTGATTGATGCTTTGAAGTCTATCGGTGCGCAAGCTTCCGGCAATATGAAAGAGGAAACTCTTTTGGCTAAGGTTGCAGAACTGGATGAAGAATCAACAGCCAAACTGAAAGAAGCATTAGGTATCGAGTAAAAGGATAGGGTAGTGCTTCTACCCTTCCATTGTCTAATTTTATAAATCAGAAAAGAAATGAAGAATTTTATTTTTGCCATGTGTGGCTTTTTAATGATGTCTTTGGTTTCGTTGAGCGTGCAGGCATCAAGTGTGGAATCTCCTAAGTGTGAATACGTGAATCCATCGGTTGATGTTGGTCTGCCGGATATTCAGTTTATCACTTTGGAAACGGCTCCGGCTGATTGTGTTGTACTGACCATGACGCATCCCATGTTTTTGGTTGCAAATAACCCGGCTATGATGTGTTCGATAAAAGAGGGAATGGCTATTCAAGGGGTACGAATTAATGTTCCCAAATGTCCGTTCAGATACATCTATAAATCTAAACATTGTACGCATTATAGCTATACCGCATATAGTAAACTGATTACACCATATTGAATGATATCAGCCATGAGTAACAAGGAGTTTGTATTAAGCGTATTTGATAAGAACACCCCGTCTAATCTTGTAGTTGAAAATATACTTTCAAGAACGGGATTGGATGGTGAAGAACCTTTTGCCGAGGAAAATCGGGCAAGATTAGAGGTCGCTTGTGCAAAGCAAATTCCGTGGATGATACAAAATCCATCTTCGGTCAGCGAAAGCGGATTTTCTGTGTCTTGGTCTAATTATGTTGATAGCCTAATGAAATTGTACTCATGGCTGTGCAAACAGTACGGTTTGAAAGACGAACTGAGTAACAAACCTAAAGTGACTTTCTTATGATATTCGCTCCCCACATATTGCAAGTTAAGGTTATCACCCCGATGGATAAGGATGAGTTCGGAAGACCTATTCCCGGTACCGGTGGTGAAAGCTGGCAGGAGGTGTGCAAATGCCGTTGTGATGATGTGAGCGCGGAAAAGAAAGTATCTATCAATGGTGCTTTGTATGATTTCAAGTACAAGGTAGTCTTTGACAAGCCGTCAAAGGTTGAAGCAGGTGCAGAGATTCGTTGTTTGAATGTCGATGGAAGCATAAGAGGTGAAGGAGTTGCTAAAAGCCCTTTGGAAACAAACTATTTTTCCTACAGAGTAATATGGTTGGAATAGATGCAGACTTTTCGGATGTTGACCAGTTCTTTGAGGACGGAACAAGCGAAGTCGTTGCTGGCATGAAAGAAGAGGGAGAGGCATTTGTTGAAGATGCAAAAGCTACCGGAAACTATCAAGACCACACAAAACATTTGAGAGAATCGAATGATTATGAGGTTAATGAAGATGGCTTAATTCTGAAAAACGAAGCTGATTATGCTTCATTCGTGGAATCCAAAGGATTTGAAGTTGCAGGAAGTGCAGCGATAAGGACAGAAAAAAGATTGAAAGATAGATTTGAACGATGATAGTAACCACCGACATAGGAAACATCCTCTACCGGGACTGCAAGATTTTCGGAATAGACATAGTACCAGCAGGAGAAACGCTGACGGGTGAATTGAAGTCCGAAAGGATTGTCATCCACACGAAGAAACAACAGACGGGAACTTATTGGAAGAAATCTTTCGCAGAAGTGAATCTATGTGTACCCAATTTAAGCGAGAATGAAGCGAACACAATCCGGCTTAACGAACTTGAAAGAAAGGCTGACAAGCTGTTTGATGATGTAGTAAGCACCTATGATGGTATGACATATCGTTACTCTATTGATTCTATCGGTACAGAAGCGGACACAGCTTTGAAGTGTCATTATGTGAATGTGAGAATTTTGTTTAATGTATTAAATGTAAAATGATATGATTACAGCAGTAGAAATTGACGAACTGTATTATGCAGAACCGATTAAAACGGTTACTACTCCAGCTGCCGGATTAACAGGCGCAGAAGTAGCCACCATCTTGAAAAACGCAGCAACGAAGCGGGTCAAGAATGTGCATGGTGACACGTATCAATACGAAGAAGCAGAGGCAAGTGTAACTCGTTACAAAAACGCTTTGACTGGTGAGTACTACCGGGAAACGTCTGAACCGGGTGAGGTGAAAATCAACTTCACCATTGGTGAGTATGATTATGCTACAAAGGCTGATTTACAAGGTGGTAAAGCCACAGAAAAGAATTGGGAAAGAGGCAAGTATAAGCCTATTCATAAATGTGTGATTGGTAAAACCAAAGACGGAGTTTATGTTGTGTTTCCGAAAGCGGCTATCAATGCCCGTGGCTCTAATACCGATAAGGCTGTCGGATTGGCTGTTTCGGCCGTTCCCCTTTCCACAGGTGTAGATGGATTGGCTTCCGAAAAGTGGTTTGACGAATCGGAAGTTGTAGTGCCGGAAGGTTGATAATTTTTCAGTAAAAGGATTGTTTTCAGATGGCGGTGGGTGGTTGCTCACCGCCTTTTTAATTTAATGTTATGAATAATCAAGCAGCAAAAACAGTTTCTGATGCTTTGTTAGGGCTGGATTTCATGAATGTGGAGATAGGAGGGATGGTTTATACCATTAAACCTCCTACAATTAAAATTATCTGTCGTGTCATTCATCATTTTTCCAATATCGGCATGACTGGAGATAATGTAATGGAGGCTATTAAAGAACTTCCTGAAATTGCTGGAGATATGCTGAAAGGCATTTCTTGTTTCATCTGTGGCAGTGAGGAGCTGGCTGAAAATTTAGAGAACGGGACTTTTGAAGAAGTTAGGAATGCCTTGGAAGTCTGTTTCTCTATGATGGATATATCGGCTTTTCAGTGTGTCAGCTCGATGAGGAACGTGTCGATGCTGGCAGCAAGACCGAAACAGTAGGAAACACAACGTTCTTCGGGCAGATAGCCTATTTGATTGACACGCTGCATCTGAGTTATACAGAAGTGTTTGAGATTATCCCTTATCGGAATCTGCTGATGATGCAACGGGATAAATTACACGCAGTATATGGTGGTCAGAAGGTGAATAGAATCAGTGGTAAGGAATTGGCTAATCGTAGGAAAAAGAAATAGATATGGCGAAATTATATTTTAAGGTAGGTAGTGACTGGGAAGAAGTTGTAAGACTTCGTAATGAAATTGCAAAATTAAAGCAGGAGTTAATGAGCATGGATGGCACGCAATCTCCTGCTGCTTTCAAGGCTTTGAATGCCCAACTTACTGCATCCAACCAAAGATTGGATGAGTTGGTGACTAATGCAGCCAAAGCTGGAGCAGAGATGGAAACAGGATTCAAAAGGAAAATCTTCGATGCTTCTCAGGTAGTGAATGGATTCACAGAGAAGATTCTTGCTCAAAAAGCGGTAGTTAAGGATATTGAAGCGGATGTAAAACGACTTGGGGATGCTTATCGTATAGCATTGAAAAGGAATCCGTTATCAGCAAATAGCAAGTTAGAAGAATACAATGCTGCTAAGAAAGCTCTTGATGAAGAGAAAGCTGCATTGTTTGGGCTTACTCAGGAACAGGCAAATGCCCGACTGTCTGTAAAAAAACTCCGTGATGAATATGCACTTTATAAAAATGATGGAAAGCAGGTAGTAGAAACTAACAACGGTATAGCTATTTCTTGGAAAAAGGCGTTGGGAGTTATCGGAGGCACTGCTATGTTGAAATCTCTTATCTCAGATGTCACCCGTGTTAGGATAGAAATAGACTCTGTTAGCAAATCTTTTGAAGCATTGTTAAAATCAGAAAGTAAGGCTAAAGAGATGATTGGAGGGTTAAAAGAGCTTTCAATCAAAAGCGGATTGAATACCTATGGAGCAGCCCAAACGCTTCTTGGTTTTAATGTTGATGCAGAGAAGGTACTTCCAACATTGAAAAGTATCGGAGATATAACTATGGGGAACAATGAAAAGTTTTCCTCTATGACACTTGCTTTTGCCCAGATGTCTGCTGCCGGAAGATTAATGGGGCAAGATTTGAATCAGATGATTAATGCGGGATTTAACCCCTTACAAGTTATTTCTGAAAAAACAGGTAAATCCATTGCCGTCCTAAAAAAGGAAATGGAGCAAGGCGCCATTTCTTCCGAAATGGTTGCAGACGCTTTTGCGGCTGCAACATCTGAGGGTGGGCGTTTCTATAATATGCTTGAAAAGCAAAACACTGGAATCAGAGGTGAAAGAAACAAACAAAATGCAGTAATCAAAGAAAAATTAAATGAAATAGGCGAAGCTAATGAAGAACTTATAGCAGGTTCTTACCGCGCAACAACCTATCTAATACAAAACTATGAAACAGTTGGTAAGGTATTGGCTGGACTTGTTGTTACTTATGGTACATACCGAACCGCAGTGATGCTTGTTACCGCTGCTGAAAGCAAACATACCTTTGTGGAGATTGGACTTACCAATGCCCGTTTATTGGCACGAAAAGCGCAGTTAGCTTTAAACGCTGCAATGCTTACTAATCCTTATGTTTTGTTGGCTACCGCCGTTATTGGGCTTGATGCTGCAATGTGGGCTTTCCACGATTCGACAACCGCGGCAGAGAAAGCGCAAAAAAGATTTGACGAGCAAAAGAAACAGTCTATTAAAAAAGAGCAAGAACATAAACAAAGGCTTGAAGAATTGATTTCCACCCTTCAAAATGAATATACCTCTTCTATGGATAGGGTGAAGGCAATGGATGCAATAAAGAATGAATATCCTGCTCTCTTCCAAAAATACATAGATGAAAAAGGACATATTAGAGACTTGATAGCTTTATGGAAAGAATACAATGAGGAAGCTGGAAAAAGGAACGTAGAAGAGAATAAAATTAATTACAACAACTCTAAAAAACTAATTGATGAATACGAACAGGTTATCGGATTATGGAAAAGGTTCGGAGAAGACCCGAATTTTCATAAAAACAGCTTGAATGAATCAGAGAAACAACTTGCTGACAAATATAGGAATGAAACTTTATTTACTTTGAAATCAAAGATAGATGAAGAAAGAAATATTCTCATAGCTTATCAAAAAGAAGTCCGTTCTGATGAACTAGCTCAATGGCAACTTGATTTAAAGAAAAATACTGATGTTCAGATAAAGTCAGAACTGAATGAAATGAAGCGCCTTCAACAAGCAAGAAAGAATAATAAGTGGTATTCTTTGAATGTAGGCATTGGTTCTTTGAAAGGTGCGACTACTGAATCTGAATTGCAAAGTAGAATAGATATACTTGAATCGGAGTTAAAGTCACGTAAAACCTCAACCTACCAGCAAGACCTTGCGAAAGCCAAATCCGATTGGGAAAAAGCAAAGAAAGGTTATGAAGTATTACTTAAAGACCAACAAGCAACATCGGAACAGGTAAAAAAGGCCCGTGAAGATATGCTATCAAAAGAGAAAGCCTATAAAGATTTAGGTGGTATTACCGGAAGTTCTTTAATCAAGCAGGAAAATCAAGCCAAGAAAGAAGCCGAAAACCGACTTAAACAGCAAGAACAACTTGCCGAACAACTTCTTTCCATTCGTCGGAAAAACCAGCAGGATGAAGTCAACCTCATGGAGGATGGTACTGAGAAGAAGCTGGCTCAGATTGACTTGGACTATCAGAAAGAACTCGATGCGATAGACAAGCAGCGCAAAGAGTGGGAAAAGGCCCAAAATGGAAAACTGACCGATGAGCAGGAATCTGATTTGTCCGCTTGGGAAGAAAACGCTTACAAGTCATACGGGAAAGGGGTTAAAGATGCCAGTAAAGAGAAGTTGGAATCCGAACGTAAAGCATGGCAGGAATACTTCATTGAGTACGGAAACTATCAGGAGAAGCGCAAGAACCTTGTACAGAAATACAATGACGAGATAGCCAAACTGCAAACCGACAGCCCGGAGTACGCTTCCAAGGTAGCCCAAAAGAACAAGGCTCTTGAACAGCTTGATGAACAGTTCGGTCACTCCACAAAGGCGATGGCAGACCTCTTTGAAGATGCCAGCAATAAGTCCGTTTCCGCTATTCAGTCCATCATTGATAAGTATGAAACACTTGTCAAGTACATGTCTGGTACAAAGGAAAGTGACGGAACGAATGTTACACTTGATGAATTGAAAGCGCTCGGATTCACTGATAAGGACATTGAAAAGATAGAAAAGGGTGAAATCTCCATAAAGGACGTAACAGATGCAATCAGAGGGCTAAAGGATGAGCTGAAAGGCA